CTTTAAGGGCATATGTTGCTGAGTCAGTAACAGAGTCACCGGCATCTAATGTAAGTGAATATAATATCTTTGAACTTGCTGTTGCAGCATCATATCTTTCAAGAGTAAGCACATAAGCTAATGGATTATAAAACTTTAATTGTAAAATTTTAGTAGATGATACGGAGCTAAGTGATCCAGTATATAATACTGTCCCAGTAACATCAACTTCTCCTTGTTCTATAATTTCTGCCATAATATAATATACAAAAAAATCCCCAGTTGTGCAACCGGGGATCTGCCTGTGTGTATTAACCCTTGGAGTGGAGAGATACAGGCTATAGTAGTAGACCCATTATAAATGCAATCACTATTGCTATTATAATACAAGTATCGGCAATAGTTCTTCCATAAGGATCATCATGCCAAACATTATGCATTTTATTATATATGGGTTTATTTAATGTTCTTGCTAAAAAGAACATAAGTATAATTATAAATAAACCTAGTATAAATATCATTAGTTTCATAATTTATCAATTCTTCTTTGTAAATATACTAAAGCTTTTTGTAAGTCTTCTTTTTTGTTAGAAGTTTTTTTACCAGCTCGTGCTAAGTACTTTATAACATTTCCTAGATAAAAGTCTTGATCTAAACTCCAGGCTTCCAATACATTGAATACTTCATAAGTATTGTCTTTACCTCCATAGTAGTCAGGTCTAGGTTCTTTATCAAGATTTACAACTCTTTTACTCCAGTCTATTTCTGATACTGTAGGGCAGGGATTGCTAAAATCTCTTTTATACACATCCTTAACCATTTCATTGTAGGGAGTATATGGGTTAAAGTTTTTATCTGCCATAATTACCAAATAATAACTACATCTCCCTCATTAAGAACAAGCTTAACTTCTCCGTCAATATCAATTCTTTCTACAGTTTCCATGTTAAGAGCTGATGTACGGACATATACTTTATCACCTTCTTTAACTTCCTCTACTCTATCACCTACTGCATATACTGTAAGTTTGCTCCACATTTTCATAGCTTCTTGCATAATGATATCTTCATCTTTTGCACTTAATTGAATTGCAGATTCTTTCCTTTTAGGAACATCTAGTAAAATAGTTCTTCCTCTTAATTGTTTAAATGGTTTACTCATATTGTTGGTTTTATTTATTATGCATCATATCTCTGAGAATTTGACTCAGAAATTTTTTCTCTTTTTTCTGATCTGATTTCAGAGTCAGATAGTAAAGACAATTTAATTTGTTCTATCAAACCTACTAAACCAAAATTACCATAAGCTTTTTCATTTATGTGTACTTCCATTCCCTCTTCGGTTTCTACTATAGATAACATTATTGATTTCTCGGCCATGTTTAATTGTTTAATTAGTTCATCATATATCATGCGGGCTTCTAAGTTAGATCCTGTTTTCTTTGTAACAAGCAACCACAACTTTTTTTCCGCTAATGTCATCTTTCTTTAAACAACATACATTTGATATGGAACAAATATAAAAACTTTTTTTGTTTAAACTAAAAACCCTAGAAAAAAATTCTAGGGCTTTAGCAAATCTTAAACCTTGTTTTATGAAACACAATGCAAATATAATAAATTACTCATTATCATAGAACATTCTTTCTGAATCTTCTGTGTGCCATTTGTCAAATCCTTCACAGTTATAGTAATCTTTATTAACCAAGTAATCTGGTCTTTCGGGAAATGGTTTAGTTACAAAGCTTGGTTCAGACCACTTGATTCTATTGTTTGGTTGAAGAGCTATTTGCCCGTTGTCAAGTAAAATAATGTGATGACTCTTATGCTCTAATGCATCTTCAGCTAAAGATAAATCTGTATTAAAGTCATTTGACCCCCAGTTTATTGTTGCATAGTAACTACCTGGGTAGAACTTGTGATCTTTCATATACACTTCTACTGGTGCATCGTACAAATATGATAGATGTAACAAAGTAAAGTTATAAGAGAAACAATTCCATATCTGTAGAAAGTGAAATGGTAGATCTGGATCTGGTAACTCAGGCTTAGTTAGTAGAGCATGGCTTGGTAGTTTATCTCTAAGTACACCATTCTCTAACAATACCTGGAACAATGCTGCTTGTCCCGGCATACATCTAACAGATATTACTACCCCCGGGGTAAATTCTCCATGACCTTTGGTATGCTGGTACATGTACTCATTCCTCACAAACACTTTGAGAGGAAAGAAGTTGTGTTCTATGTGTGCCATTATTTCTTGAAGAAGTTTTTCTTTGGTTGTTCTTTTGTACTGAATCCTAGCTTTTCAATTATCTTGTTTGCTTCATCCTCAGCAAAAGTAATAACATCTTCTTCTTTATCTTTGATGTTCCAGTTATTTAACAAGATTCCCATATGGATAGTCTCATGCATAACTGCTGTAGCTTTCTCTGTAAGAGAGTAATTCTTAAATGTACCTAGATTAATAAATAGAAATGGTTTGTATGGATCCTTTGCTGTCAACTTCTTGTCAGCGGGATCATAGTTAGTAAGTCCATAGATATACACTCCATTACCAGTAGTCTTATCTACTTCTTCTGCTTGAGCATCTTTACGATTTAACCCATGCATTTCTTTAACACCATAATGGTCAAATACTTCAGTAGCATTGTTACCTGCTAACAAAATATATTTACCCATGTCATACTTTTTCATACCAAGTCTTTTTAAAACAAAAGGTCTGGGCTTTCACCTCCAGACCCCTTGCCGTTTTTTGCTAGATAAGCAAATATATAAATTAAATTGGAAAAGATCTACTATCCACTTTTTTTTGTATATAATTTTTACCGTCTTCATCAACTGAATCTTTTACAGAAAAAGTTATTATTCTACCACCTAATGGTTTAGGAGGAGCCCCTCTCTCTATATGCCAGCCATGTGATCCTTCACCATACTCTTCTTTGTATGTCCCAGTAATGCAGTGATGGATCTGTCTTTGTTGGATCTTATATTTACTATTGTGATATAATAGTCCTTCTCTAACATCATTACGGGAAGAGTTCTCATGGATGTGCCCCATAGTAAATAAATCCATATCCTCATACATCTCTAATGCACGGGTAAGATTCAAAGCACCTTTAGTCACAATACCCCCACCACCAGAGCCATGATAGTACTTATGCTTAAATGAAGCTACTGAATTTTTTCTATAGTGCAAGCTATAGATAACCCAACCACCATAACCTCCAATCTGTATATTAGAATTATACTTAAGGTTCATCATCTCAACAAACCTCTTTAGTACATCAGTCTCTTGATACTTAATTATCCCGGTCTCATGATTACCATAACCAATAACCTTGATAATATCAGCATATGGTTTAAACCACTCCACGGCAGTCTCTACAATTGAATCTAAGTAAAATGCATTATTATGTTCCGGGAGTATATCTGACTTATTCCTCCTATTATCTCCCCTACCTTGCATAAGACAGAATAGATCCCCTACAATAACAACAGGTAGACTATTCTCTTTACAGTAATTAAGATGTTTCTTTAAAAGCTTTCTATCACAGTGTGGATTATCCCAGTGTATGTCTGACAAAACAGCAACCTCTGCTGTCATTCCAGTAAGAATAATACTATGTACATTCTTACCAATCTTCTTAACCTCCATTCTTTTGTTTTAATGGGTTACACTATAATATACAAAAATTTTTCTTGGCACCAAAAATATTTTATACTAGAGATTGTGTGGACCCCCCTGCAGCAGCCACCCCCCAGCTGCAGCCAGGGTGGGTACCCCCCTGTCTCTGCCAGCACACGTGTCTGCATCAGCCAGAAAAAAAACTTTTTTATCCTCCAGAAAAAAAAGTTTCTTGTCTGTCTTGCATGGGCTAACCCTGAACCTATCATAAAATATAATTTTATGAATACACAACTTCCAACTCAGTCAGCTCTAGTGAGCATCCTTCCTTGTAAGTCTCATGACTTTCTCTATGTTATAAAGAAAGTCAACACTGATTTGTGGCTTCCAAGAATCCCCAAAGCAGTGGTAAAAGATTCCATCCAATCTCCTGGATTGTATGAAATCATTTACAGGCTTTACAAGAATGCAGCTGGATATGAATCCATCTACATCAGTAAAGCCAAAAAGATACAGACCTCTTAGGAGGTCTTAATCTTTTTTTTCCCTCTACTTGCTAACCCTTAACTTATCTTGATAATTTATTCATTAACTAAAACTTAAACATTATGTTGAAAGCAGTTTACAGTGGGAACTATATCCGTAAAGAAGGTGAGCAAAAAGGTAAAACCTTCCATATTTATACCATCAAAGGTACAACCGAGGAAATTAAACAATATATTAATTCCCCGCAGTTCAAACAATATCCACGGAAGTCTGCAAGTGGTGAACCACAAATGCATACAATGTATATGGATGCATTTAGAGATGAACTACCATTGTATCTTAAACAAGATGGTAACTTCACATTAGACCAATCTGAAACAAGAAAAGATGTTGCAAGATTGGAGATGTTGGAGCAAACTTCATCAGTGCTTGCAAGTGCATTTGCAAATAGACTTGCAGATAAAGTATTTGGTGCAGGTAAAGTATCCAGCAGTCAAGCAAATGCATTCATACCAGAACCAGTTGCAAATGGTGATGATGCTACATTGAATGAAGATTTGTAGACATTGAAAGATGAGAAGTAGGACTTAGGTCCTACTTTTCATTTTTTTAGTAATTAGTATTCCCTCTTTTTTGCTAACCCTTCACTTGAATAGGGAAATAATGCTACCGCATTATTTCTGATTTCTTTAGTAAATAGTAATTGAGTTTAACATCAGTAGATATTACTCAATACTCAATACTACTCAACAAAAAATAAATAATATTATTATAATACTTTGTATGGGTTAATTAAGATACAGAATAATTGTAGAGTTAAATAAAATTCTACGCGGAAATCTGTATTGTTTAAGAGTGTTTAAGTATGTGAGTATACTACTCAATACTCATTTACTACTCATACATCCTATACATTATTACTATATATTATTATAGTATTATAATAATAAAAAAATATAGCTAACTTTTAATCACGTAATCTTTTAAACATATATATATGAATGCAACTATGATTGACCAAGTTAACAACAGAGAGTATATAGATACTCTTGCTTATCAGAACCTATTAGTTAATCAAGAACTATTAGTTTTTGCTAAACAGTACTACCGGGAAAAGTTAGATGAACAGAAGATCCGGGAAATTACTAGTATGGAGTTTGAAGATAAACTCTGGCTTGTACAACAGTATAGAGAAGAAATTAAAGCAGGTCTTCCTGATTTAGGTTCTATATACTAAAAACATTATCCTGAGCATGATATTAAACTGCTCATACTAATGCACCATTCCTGATTCCCAAGGTCAGGCAGTTGTAATATGCTGAGTATAGACCTAATAAACATGGTTAAATCTTACAGATATTATAACTGAGTGCAGAGGGGTAATAATCAAATGTAACGTGGAACAACTTATTAAAGCACAATAAGCCACATCTACAGGAGTTAGGCATTTGGAATCTACGGTATTTATACCCTGGGATTTTATGGCTTTATACTGTAGTACTAATGCACCATTCTCACTTCCCAAGGGTGAGCAGTTTCTAAAAACTAGTAATTCCTATCATGTGACAGATAGGTAGGTAGGAAACTGAGTGCAGAGGGGTAATTAACTTATAGAAACTTTATTTATCAACTTAAAAATAAACTTATGGATGAAGAAAAATTAATATGTGGTCAGTGTAATACAGAAATTACTGAACCATATATAGACTGTGGTGATTGGGTACAATGTTATGATTGCTATTGTGAAGAATATCATAATATGTACCACTCAAATGATGAAGATTATTTACAACTTAAAACTAAACTTATGACATTTGAAGATTTACAATTTGAAGAAATAGATTATGGAATTGCTGCACATCATTTATTTGATAATCACTATGGTGTATCTGTAATCCAAAATCCATATTCTTATGGTGGAAGAGAAGGTCTGTATGAATTAGCAGTAATTAGAATGACTCCTGATATGAAGTACTCTGAATTATGCTATGATACACCTATAACAAATGATGTTTTAGGATATCTTACACCAGAAGAAGTTACGGATATAATGAAACAGGTTAGTGAGCTTAAATAACTCACTGACCTTAATTTAACAATTTAAAACTAAACTTATGCTACCAATTAGACTTGGCAAATTACAAAACATGACAATGCAAGAACTTACTGCAAAGATTGTAGGATCTGGTATGGAAGGAACAGAGAATCCTAATACTAATATATACATTAGTACATCTAGACCTAA